ATTCTGATAAGAAAATCTTCCAGTTACTGTTCCTCCTCCTGCATTTCTTAATTGGTTTATCTCTGCATGTATTCTTCCTTTATGTTCATATCTTAAAATAGAATCTAGAAAAGTTGTATGAGCTTTATTAATCTCTCTTGCTTTAGCAATCATGTTAACAACAGGATGTTTATGTTCCTGTAAAAAATTTTTAGTGAATGATGGTGCTTCTGTTTTTTCTGTACGCGGATACTCTAATCTCAACATATCAAATACATTGGCAATACTTCTTGCAGCCCAGATCTGTGTATCAATATTAGTTTCTCCTTTTATTTTATGTAATAAATCTTGTTCTGCTGTTTTAAATTCTTTCTTCATAGTGTGTGCTCTTTCAATATCAACACGTACACCTTTAAATCTCATGTCAACCAGGCAAGGAAATAGATCAGATTCTAAATCAAATATGTCTTCCAGGTCCTGACTAATAATTTCTTTTTTCATTTCTTGCCATAAACCTAGTGTTACTTCAGCATCTCTCTCTGCATAAGCCCCAACATGCATAGATGGTAGTTTATACATCTCCGATTTAGGGTCTATACCCCATTCAGAGGCAGCTTCTGCTAGTGCTGCTTCATTCTTACCATAACCCAGGTAATGCCACGATAAACTATTGAGATCATAACGAAATCTGTTCTCGTCTGTAACTGCTGCGGCAATCATAGTACACGCTATATCGCCATTAATTTTAAAGCCCATAGCTCTTAACCAGCAGACATCGTAAATAGCATTGTGAAAAATTTTTGTTGAAGGTGCTTCTAATACATCTTTTAGCCAAGATAAAACTCTTGATCTATCCATGTTACCACCACCTTCATGAGCAATTGGAAAATATCCTTTGTAATGTTTTGTAGCAACTGCGATACCGATTACTTCTCCATTACCAATAACAGAACCAGATCCTTTTTTAATTAGATCGGGATCTTTTGTTTCTAAATCTATTGCAATCTCTTCTACCTGACGTAGGTCTGGAAATTCTGTAGGTTTTACCCATTCAGTTTGTGCTTCAAACTTAGGAATCTTCATCGATGATCCCCCATGAGTTTTTTTTAGACTCTACTTTAGATGTAAAGGTTTGGCTTTTTTGTGCCTCATCTCCATAATCTCTTTCAATAATCATTTCGATAAAGTGAATTGCTTTTTCCAAATCTTGTCTTTTTCCTTTCATCCGGTGACGGACTATATATTTTATAGCACAGCCTTCTGGATAGAGCAACTCATTTTCAACTACAAATTTACTTGGCTGAATTTTAAATTTCTGATAATGTTGTCCGCCGATTTGTTTATCCCAAACTTTCGATGTCATATCCTCTATCCTCCCTTTTAGCTGTCATTATATATAAATTTTGTTTTGTACGTGTGACCCCAACATACCAAACTCTTTGTTCTTCATCATGTTTGTTATCGCTTTTTTCTGCTGCTTCCCTAATTGTTTTTGTATTGTCTAAAATTAATAAAACATTTGTGGCCTGTCCACCTTTTGCAGAATGAATTGTAGATAACTGCACTCTCGCCTCTTTATGTAGTTCTTCCTCCTGTCTTAACATTTCTCTAATATATAAACATTCATCTGGATTTGCTGTAAAAACATCATACCATCTTTGAGTATTACTAAATCCAAACTCTGTTAAGTCATAAAGTCTTTCTTCTTTTAACGTCTGGTAGTATTGTGTACATTCAAAAATATCTTTTACTTCACTTAAAGATAATTTATCTCCTTTATTCTGCCATCTTGTGTAGTTTAGAATGCTTCTAAACAATGATGTAGTAAAACTTTTTCTTCCCTTATATTGAAAATAAATTCCCATATCTTTTAAAAGTGGTTTAAGTTTTTCTAATCTATCATTAGTTCGTGCAAGCACTAACCAATCTCCTGTATGTAATGGCGCATCCTCAATTGATGTGATGTGGTCTACCATTCCCTCTTCATCTCGTGCTTTCCAATTCTTTTTAACTCTTCTAGTATCTGGAATTCTGTCTAAAATTTTATCAGCTATGGTTTGTACACTCCTAGGAACTCTGTAAGATTGTGGCAAAATAATGTCTTTTTTAGCTTGTGTAGCTATGAATTTAAGTACATCTGCACCGGCCCAGCCATAAATAGCTTGATCATCGTCGCCAGCTAATATAATATATTTGGAATTTTCCCGCAGAATATCCACCATTTTCCACTGAATTGGTGATAAATCCTGAGCTTCATCAACAAAAACTACGTCATATTTCGGACACAATTTAGCCACATTAAATTTTTCGATCATGTCTGTAAAATCATACAGCTTAAAGGAATCTTTATAGTTATTTAATTCTCCTTCTAAAATATGTAATAAATTTTTTTCTAATTCATAAGAATACATTCCAGTATTGTATTCATCTTCAATAGATATCTCTTTAATCCTAGCTGCATTTATCAAATTAAAATATTCACTATTAGAATCTACAAAGCCTGTGTTTTCCTGGCCATTAGAATAGACAGTTACTTCAATGCCTAGTTTTCTTCCTATATCTTCGTAGTGTTCATCCTGCATAACCTGTGCTTTTTTCATACCCAGTCTATTAAAAGCAAGAGAGTGGAGGGTTCTAAAATTTTTTAAGTCTTTCTTTTGTAGATGCTTGTATGCATCTAACATTCTATTGGTAGCTTCGGTTGCGGCTTTAGTAGTGAATGCAAAGTACCCAATCTTATCCAAAGGTGTTCCCAATTTATAAAATGTTTTAACATAATTAATAAGTTTAGTTGTTTTCCCTGTTCCCGGAGGCCCGTATATTTTTCTACTGATCATAATCCTAATCCTAAATGTAAATATATCCAAAGTGCTGTGAATAAAACCACGGTTATTAAATCCATTTTAGCTGCCATCCCATTCCTCACTGTTTTGTGTTGCTAAATAAAATGTAATTTTTTCGCCACCTCTGGTCCATGCCTTGTGAGTTGCATAACGTTTTTCAGAAAAACGTTTTTCCTCCTCAGTTAAGTCTTCTTCGTCATAGCAGTAAAAAGGTTTTACTTTTTTACACTTGGTACAATAAAATAAATTTTTCCTTTTCCACCAATTTATTGATTTAGTTTTACAGTCCATACAATATTGATCTTTGTTTGGATGTGTTTTACCTTTTAAATAATATTCAGACGTGGGTGCATTCCATTGTAATTGTGTGCCCGCTTCATTCCACATGGTATCAATCTCTTGATAATCAGAACTTGTTCCCGGACCATAGCTGTCTCTAAATATATAAGTTTTGCCACCTTCTCCTGTAATACGACAATGCCAACCACCTTGGTGATCCATAAAACCATATCCCCCATCTACTTTAGAAAAAACAGGATCAGATGAATTACTTAGTTCCCCAGTAAACTCTGTTTTCTTTTCTGGATCATAGTATTGTTCTCTAACATAAAAAACACCCATATGATTTTCGCCATCTAGTTGTAAATTAGTTCCTAAAATTAATAATTCATATTGAGGTAGATTTTTAATTCCCGACTCTTCTATTCTTGTTCTATCAGGATGTTTTTCCCAATCATCTTCTGTATCAATAGGTTTAACATCTACTAAAGTTTTTCTATCCTTTCCTATAATTAAAAAATCAGGTATCCAATTGTTTAAACCTTTTATGTCGGGTTCATATATTATATTCCACCCCAATCGTTTCATAAAAAGGTACCATCGCGCTTCTAGTTTACTTCTAAATTGTATGCCGTCTATTTTTATTTGTGTTGCTTTCATTACATTATCTCCGTCTTATGTTTTATTTTTGTATGATATATTGGTACTTCTTCAAATGACTTTACATTTATTTGTACTACGTTCTTGGTAGAAGAATTATATTTACCAGATTCTTTAGATGGAAATCTTTTTTGGTCCAGGAATTGTATTTCACATTCCCTGTATGTAGTCTCCATTATTCGTCCTGTTTTTTCTTCTTTATATTTCCAATCTTTAGCTCTTAATCTGTCATAAAACTTTTCAAATTTAAAGAATGCATACTCACCTTCTATTAATACTGAACCACTTTTAAATGCTGCATCAGTAGATGCTTTAGGTCCATTTATTCTTGCATGTAATACATCATGTAATTTTTCTTTAGGGGAAGTTCCTATAGGTGGTTGTACTGCTTTCTGTGTTTTATATAATTCATCCATTACTGTTTGTTCTTCTTCACCTTTAATAAGTGGTGGTAAAAATCCTGCTGCTTTTGCTATGGCATTTCTACGTTTACGTTGATCGTTTAAATGTTCAATTGATTTACAATGTACTGTGGCTGTTGCGATCCCATCTGGTTTAGTGACATCAAATTCGTACTCAGGTTCTTCAAAAATTTCTATCTTTCTTAAGTTAGTCAGTATCGGATACGACCCTTTTGATCCGGCCAGTACCCCAAATCTTTTCTTAACACATATACCTTTCTTACAAAAATCACTAAGAGGACTCTGTGTGCAGGTATAACCTTTGTCTGATCTTTTCCATGATTTTAATTTGGCACTTAATATTTTATCATCCCATGCATTTGCATGTCGTTCTTCAAAAAATTTAACTGGAGCATTTTTTACTTTTTGTTCCCAGCCATCTGGGTACTTCATTTTAGCAAAGACATGATAATTGTACATAAATCTATCTTTGCCATCAAACCCATCTTTGTTAGATATTTTAGATATGTCCGCCAGACAGGGTGGACCATCCATTAAATCGGCGTCCGTACCTTCGTATATTTTTTTATCTATGTTGGCAGTAATAATTTCTAACTGACCTTTAGAAACTAGATTCGCTTCCACTACTTCTAAAAATTTATCTATTTCAAAGGGAGTACCATCTACATTTAAAGCACGTCTCTTATTTCCGTAGTAAGGGAGATTAATAAATTGTCCTGGTTTTAAGTTCCCTGTTTCCTCGTCCGTTGTTAGTTCGGTTTGTTTAGGAAATATTTCGTTACTGGGTTTTAGTTTAAAGAGAGGAAGTAGGTTGGTTAAAAAAGATCTAAGCGCTTTGGCATCTGTGAACTGGTCCATAAATAAACATAAGTGTAGACCACCACTTTTAGATTCAATAGGTATTAAAGGTAAATCATAATCTTGTATTACATCGATAAAAAATTTTTTATTAAAATCATCATAGTCTTTTGGATCAACATCTATAACACCTAGTCTTGCTTCTGCGTCTTCGTTACAAGGCTGAATACCAATAGATAATTTACCATTTAAATGAGTCTGATAAACTTCTTCTGTAAGAGGTTCATAGTTCCACCTGTATACTGGTTTCTTCTTTCCGCTTTCTGGGTCTACCTTTGCCTCCTGATGTTCAAAGTCAGCTAGACCATACGCAGCCCGATAACCATCAAAAAATTTTATATATCTTTTATCCATAACTTTTCGTGTGGGCCTTTCAGTCTCCCTCCAGGCCCACATTGTGCACTCATTCTCTTAGAGAATTAGATAATGCTTTGATCCTTTGGTTTATCTTCGCCATGTTTTGCTTTGACACCTCCTTTAGAAATGTTTTCAGAAAACGTTTTGGCTTGTTGATAAAGTTGTTGATCAGTTATGGGTCCAACCTTACTTACTTCCCAACCAAACCAAGTGCCTTTATCATTTGACATTTGGGTTGTTTTTAGTCTGTAAATATGGCTAAAAGATGCCGGTGTAAATAAACCGTTTTGACCTTTTAGTTTTATTCCCGACATCATTGAATTCCATTTTCTACTAATTTTTAATTGAGTAGATTTCATAGATATCAATGCAGTCGAGGGACTGTCACCTGTGATGATTACAAAATGAGACGCAGTCTTCTCAATATAATTACCGCTAGGTAGTCTATCTTTGTAGTTTGCATCCGGTTTTGTTGTGGACATGATATCAGAAGAAGAATCATAGATTGCAACTGGTGCACCTGGTCCATCTCCCCTATCTTTCCATTCGATGTATTCAAGTTTATAAAATGCAGGAACGACGTTTATGCCTTTTACTCCATCATATAACTCTCCAGAGACAGAATTGAAAATCATTCCTGGCTCCGCACCTTCGACATACTTACCATCACGTTTGTTAACTTCCGGTGAAAGTTGTCCAAGGATTTTTAGAAAAGGAAGAGCTAGATCTTCTTGACCTATTTTGCCCAATCCTTTTGCTGCATCTTCTTCAAACATATTTGAAGGAAGTCCTGCAGTCTTTTTTTCCGCTACTTGGTTCATGTTTATTTGTTCCTTGTTATTTTTGTTCTGTTGCCCGTGAACAGGTTAAAAAGATCAGAGGGCATCTCTTGTCCAGATTCTAGACGCTCTCTGACCAATGCTTTAAGTGTCATAGGTTCGACCTTTAATTTCTGGACAGGTTCGTACCCTTGACCTTGCGCAAGGACAGCATATTGCTGTGCCTTGTTATCTTCGTCACGACCGAAGGCAACAGTGATTTCATTTTTAATCAAATCACCTAGGCCGTTATCTCGAAGCCATTTAAATGCTTCTTCCTTACTCTT